GTAACGCCTCTGGAACAGCCGCTACAGTAACAGGTGCTACTCAATCAGCAATCGAATCAGTAGGGACATTAACAGCATTAACAGTCACAGGTGCAATCACTGCAAATGGTGGGCTAGAGACTGACACAAATTCAAAAGTAGTTCAAAAAGGAGCATTTATGCAATCAAGTACACATCAAGCAATGGTTTTAGGAGGTTAATATGGCAATACCAAGTGGAGGAGGAACAGAGGTTCTTAAACGAGCAGTAGGGTTAGCACATGATGGAGTAGCAACTGCATTAACTTGTGCGGCTAATCATATATACACAATAATTAGCATCGTTGTCTGTAATGACAATACTTCCGCAACTGGTTTTTATATGCAAGTTTATGATGGTAGTACAGATAGACGATTTGTTCGTGAACCTTCTATGCCCGCAAATAGCACTTTTACATGGAATGATAAATTTGTTATGCACCCTTCTGATGTTTTAAAAATAGAAGAATCAGGTAATGTGTCCAATCTACAATATTGGATTAGTTACATTGACCAAGATTGGAGTTAAACCATGAGTGGAATAATTGGACAAGGTAGCAAGTCTGGTGTCATCGGCTTGGACAACCATGATGCTTACAAACATTCATGGAATAGTTATGGGTCAGGGTATGCTAGTATTACTAGTGCAACTTTCGATTTTTCAACCGTAACTATCGGTTCTGGTATTACAGAATCCGCAGGAGTATACACCGTATCTGTTGCAGGAACATATCTTATTTCAGCAAAGATGGCACGAGGCAATTCAGCAACAGGTATAAGTTTTTACCTTTTCTTGAATGACGGTGAGATTGCAGGAACAAATTTGTATGCAATGGGTTTTTCTTCTCATGAGTATATCGGTTCAACAGGAACATGGGTAAGACAACTTACTGCAAGTACGACAATTCATATAGAAGGTACAGGGTATACTCATGGGGCTGGTTGTCAGTTTAGTGGAATAAGGATAGGAGCATAATATGGAAATTTATATTCAAGCAATCGATAATTTAGCAAAAGGGAAATACACAAGTTGTTATTCCGAACCGAGAAGTATTGTTTGGAAAGATGATGCCAAGGATTTACCAACAGATGTAGAAATAGATGCAGAAGTAAAACGCTTGGAAAAGGAATATTCCGATACACAATACCAACGTGATAGACGTTATCCGAAAATAACAGATCAAATGGATATGCAATACTGGGATCAAGTAAACGGCACAACAACATGGAAAGATGCTATTGCAAAAGTGAAGGCAGACAATCCTAAAACGAAAGGTAAATAATGAGCAAGGCACGAGCCAACGCAGATGCAACATCTCAGGCATATATAGAGAATATTGCTACTGACCAGAACCTATCTGGTACATACTCAACTGAGCGATTGTATTTCAATGACTCATACAAGTTGACAGGTGATGTAAACGTAACAGGTCATCTTGCATTAGGTTCAGTAGCAGATTCAGATGTAGAAATTACTAATTCAAATGACAGTGATGAAAGAGAGATAACTGGTGGAACACCGGGTGGAGCAGATGGTCTTCTTGAGTCTGGAAGGTTGATGAATGATGTTCCTAGTTTAACAGGAATGACAGGTGAATTGGGAAGCACAGTTACAGGTAGTCCAGCAATTACAGGATTTGGTACAGTTACTTCAGGGACTATAGGAAGTGGAGTTACAATGCCAGCAGATATGGTAATACAAGCAGTAACTGCTGTTAAAACTACTGCAACAACAATTTCAACTGTAAATTCGTGGGTAACTACTGGATTAACAGCAAACATAACGCCTCGAAATTCAAATAGCAAAGTCTTAGTAATGGTTACTGGAAGTCAATATTCTGATGTAAACGACCAAACTGCTGGAGCTACAATTTTTAGAGGTTCAACTAATTTAGGAAACGCAGACTACGGATTTATGCCGACTTATTTTAGTTGGGGAACTGCTGGTGCTCAAGATTTGCAAGTGGCTTGTAGTGCAACTGTTCTAGATTCGCCTTCTTCTAGTTCGACAGTAACTTATACAGTTTATGTTAAAACAGACAAAAATACATATCGATGGGGAGGTCTGAGAACTGCTAACTCAACAATTACACTTTTGGAGATATCTGGATGATAACAACAGTAGAAGCACTACAATCATTAACACCTAACGCAGAGTGGGTACTTCGTGGAGATGAACTAGAATGGCTAGACTCAGAACAGACGGAACCAACAAAAGCAGAAATAGATGTAGAAGTAAAAAAACTCCAAGCAGAATACGCCTCCCAAGAGTACGCAAGAAAACGTCAGGCAGAATACCCTTCAATTCAAGAATGTGTCCACGCAATACTGGATGATGACTTAGATGCTCTTCAAGCCAAAAGAGCAGATATTAAAACCAAATACCCGAAAGGATAACTTATGGCAAACTTAATAATAAAACCCAGTTCTGGTGGTTCACTCAAACTACAGGAGGATGGAGGTACAGATGCTCTGACTATAGATGCTTCTGGTAATACCACACTAGCTGGAACAGCAAATAATCTTGGGACTGTGACTGCTGGTTCGATAGCAGGAGGTAGTATCACAAGTGCTACGACATTTCCTGCTGGAATGATACGTCAAGCAAAAAGCGGTTCAATCGGGGATCTAGCTCAGGATAGTGGTAGTAGGGCAGCTCCAAATACGATTAGTTTTGATACTGCAAAATTAAGCACAAGTGATGTTTTGGTGCAATACAGTTACGTTTACATACCAAGATCAACTACCGCAAACACTACTGCTTATTGCGATGTTCGTCTTACTGGAAGTAATTATGGAGCCACCACAAGTGGTTTAAAGGTAGGTAATTATATAGCTTATAATATTGAACAACACCACATGAGATTACATTATTTTGGTTCAATTATGGATACTAACCCTACCACAACCCCTGCATACGGCCTTTATTTCCACCAGAATACTGGTAGTACTACGTATGAAATTGACTCTACTAATAACCATTCTTCAATAACTATATTTGAAATATTATCATCATAGGAAAACAATGGCACATGATTTAATGTCTTATTTAAGACACGAAAGAAATATTAAATTGCAGGGATGTGATTGGACACAATCTACAGATTCTGCATTGTCTGATAAAAAGAAAACAGAATGGGCAACATATCGACAAGAATTAAGAGATATGATTTCATCAGCATCACCAGAAGAAGATTTAAATGAACCTAATTGTTTGAAAAAATCTTCTATAATTTGGCCTACAAAACCAGAATAATCGGACATTTTTGTCCGTTTTGAAGTCGAACATATCGACCACAAACCATGAAATATAGAAGTACAACTACGAGATTACAATGAACACAAAAATTGTAAATGGTCTTCTGGTATTCGCTTTAAGTCTCTTAGCTGCAGCATATTTCTTTACAGCAGTTGGTGTCAAAGCAGAACCACCAAATTTTGACCAGTACAATTATCGCTCCTCACCGCACCCTGTAGAGAAAAAGTCAAACGTAAACACGGCTGTAGATGATGTGATTAACCTTATTTTAAAACAAGGGTTTGCCGGAGCGATCATCGTCTGCCTGGGACTATGGACGTTTAGGACGGATAAAATGAACAGGGCTATACAGAAGGAAAATTTCGATAAGTTCGTAGCAATCTCAGGAGAATGCAGCGGTCACATGGCTAGTGTGTCTGCCAGGTTAGAAAACATTGAACGAGAAATAGAGCTGCAGAAAATGCAAACACAATTCATGAAAGGATAATATGCCGTTTCTAGTACCGCTAATAGGTGGAGTAGTAAAGACCATGTGTATGTCTATGCTGAGTGAGAAATTACTACAGCAAGTCATACTGATACTTTTGAAGAGGCTTGTAGAATCTACAGATAATAAAGTTGACGATAAGATTCTGGCAGCCTATGAAAAAAGTATTGCGTAATAATTCCGTAAAGGTCTTATTTTACTCCGTAGAACATTTTGTAAAATTCTTTTAACAGGGATAGCTATGTTGAGTTGTAAAAATTTCACAGAAGAAGAACTAGCTTGCAATCATTGCGGTGAAAATAAATGCCAAGACCAAATGGTTTCTCTGCTCCAGAAATTAAGGGACGAAGTTGGATTCCCTATACAGATTTCAAGCGGCTACCGCTGCCCAGCTTGGAATAAATCCGTAGGGGGGCATCCTAACTCAAGTCACATGGAAGGCTTGGCGATTGATATTATATGCTCCGGGGAGAAGGCGTTAAAGATCGTTGAAGCAGGTTTACGGCTAGGGTTCACAGGTTGTGGAGTTAGTCAGAAGAAAGGACAAAAATTCGTTCACCTGGATTTAAAAGAAGGGCATAGACGTTTTTGGTCATACAGTTGAGATGATATGGAGATTCGTTTTGAATTGGAAGATTCTGATTTGGTCATTGAGTTTGACTCTGATTTTTTGTGCGAAAATTTCAGCGACAGAGAAGACTTACGCTGGAACTTACACAACGGAAACTATTCGCCAGTTGTGGCAAATGTGTTCTGTGGCTCATCAACAAGCGAAAGTATCGGTCAATGTGTACCGCAGGAATTGCGATTGTGCAGTGGATACGATGAGGTCAAACTACGATAATTCTTCTGTCTTTTTAACCATGAAGAAACCAGAGTCAGAAGAATTAGCTGTCTTAGTAAGGTTAAACTGCAATAGCTGGAGGAAGGAATAGTCCTATGTCTGATTTATCCATGTGCGTTGAGGACTTAAAACATATATTTGGAGACAGGGTTATGGTTATTGATGAGCACACAGATTTTTCAAAACTTCCTAATCCGTTTGAGAATTTAGAACATCTAATGGATCCTGGCACAATGAAGTTGGATGGTTTTGATGACTGTGTATTGGGTGTTATTGAAGGGTTCAATATGGATAATGTCCTTTGCTACGACAAAGGTAAAATTATAGAGAGACTGATGGAAGACGGTATGGATCTGGACGAAGCCCATGATTATTTTGGGTTCAATATCCTTGGATCCTATGTAGGTAGGACAACTCCCTGCTTCCTAATGAAAGAATAAATGGCAGAAGAGCTGAGTAAACTACAGGAAATTGAACGTCAGATAGCTGCCGCAAAAAGGCAAAAACTGGCCCTGGAATGCAAGGATGATTTTCTGAAATTCGTGAAGTTCACGATGCCGAAAATTAATGATCCAAACAATATAGATAAGTCAACTTTTGAAGATGCAAAACATCATAGGGCAATTGCAAAAGCCCTGGAACAAGTATCAAAAGGGAAGATAAGGAGGTTGATAGTAACTCTTCCTCCAAGACATGGTAAATCGGAGATGATCTCACGGAGATTCATCCCCTGGCTCATGGGCAAAGACCCATACAAATCTATTATATTTGCAACGTACAATGAAGATTTTGCGCAAGACTTTGGAGCAGACTGCAGATCAATTATGGGATCTGCCCAATATAAACAAGTATTCCCCGGTTTCGCATTCCGTCAAGGTGGTGCTTCAAAAAGCAGGATACAATCTGACAATGGCGGTATGTCAGTTTTTGTTGGGCGTGGTGGAAGTATTACTGGTCGTGGAGGCGATGTACTGGTTGTTGATGATCCTATTAAAGATTCCGTGGAGGCTATGTCTCCTACTCTGCGAGAAACTCTTTGGTCGTGGTTTACGCAAGTATTTATGACCAGGTTAATGACCGAGAAGAGCAAGGTCGTTATTGTTACTACACGCTGGCATGAAGATGACCTGGTTGGAAGACTTACGGATCCGAGCAATCCTCATTTCACGAAAGAGGAATGTTCAAAATGGAAAATAATCAACCTGCCAGCATTTGCAGGTGACAATGATCCGCTGAAAAGGAAAGAAGGGGAAGTTCTCTGGCCTGAAAGATTTAATACAGATTTCCTGGAAGCACAACGGAATCTGGATCCAAGGGGATTTTCTGCTCTGTATCAACAGCAGCCGAGTCCGGAAGATGGGGATTTATTCCAGCGTGAGAACATTCAGTATTACGAAAAACGTAATTTACCAAAGGATTTAAGGGTTTATGCTGCCAGCGATCATGCAGTTGGGATTGACAAGACCAGGCACGATGCAACCTGCCTTTTGATTGTTGGAGTTGATGAACAGGATGACATTTATCTGCTGGACTGCTGGTGGTCGAAACAGCCTTCAGACATTGTAGTTAAGGCAATGATTGAGCTGATAAAAAGACACAAGCCATTAATCTGGTGGGCAGAAAAAGGACATATATCAAAGGCAATAGGGCCGTTTCTGCGTAAGCGAATGTATGAGACAAAGACTCATTGCAGGATTGAAGAGGTAACGCCAGTAGCGAATAAAGTACAGCGAAGCCAGAGTATGATTGGGAGGATGGCAATGAAAAAGGTTTATTTCCCTAAAGTCTCATCTTGGGGGCAGAAAGCAGTGGATGAATTACTAAAGTTTCCGAATGCCAGACATGACGATTTTGTTGATACTCTCTCCTGGATCGGCATGGGACTCGGAGACCTGAATGCACCAAGAGGATATACTCCAGCAAACAATTTTCCTAAAGTTGGTACTCTTGCCTGGATAAAGTGGGACACAAAACTAAGAGAACAACAAGTTTCATATTCAACAACAGGTGGATTTTAAATGGCAGAATTTGAAGAAGAAATAGAATTAAATGAGCCTCCTGAAGAAGAGGAAATACCGGAGCCGATTCAACGTAGGAAAGCACTTGTAAGTAGGTGGCAATCCCAGGTTAAGTCAGCAAAATCGTTCCATGAGAAGTCTTTTAAACAGATGAAGTCTGATATGGATGCGGTTTTCAGGGGATTCTCGGATACAGGCTGGGGAGAAGATAAGTATATTGCCAACCTCCTGCACAGGCACGTTGTACAGAGAACTGCCGCCCTGTACGCTAAAAATCCCAAGCCAGTTGCTACCAGGAGGAAAAGGCTGGACTACCAGATCTGGGACGAAGATCCAATGTCCCTGGCGAAAGCATACAGTGAAATAAACGCTGCCACAGAAAACAATGTTCCGCCATCTCCAGGATCTGCTCAGTTGGTACAGGAATTTGAAGCAGTTAAGGAATCTCGCAGGAACTTAGACAAAACGTCAAAGTCGCTGGAACTGCTCTTTGACTATTATATGAATGAGCAAAGGCCAACTTTCAAAAGTCAGATGAAAGCAATGGTCAGGAGGATTATCACAACCTCTGTAGGATACGTCAAAGTTGGGTTCCAGAGAGAAATGGATCGGCTGCCGGAAGTATCTGCAAAAATGTCTGATGTTCAAGCTCAAATAGACCATATAAGAAGACTCACTCATGAAGCAGAAAAGGGGGATCTTAACGAAGATGATGCAGAAATGGAGGAATTGTTCCTTTCTCTAAAAGCTCTTGAGGAAGAACCGCTGGTGACAGTCCAGGAAGGACTCCTATTTGATTTTCCGGAGTGCGATTCTATTATCGTGGATCCAATGTGCAGACAGCTCCGTGGTTTTGTTGGAGCAACCTGGATAGCACATGAAATGTATTTGTCTCCAGAAGAGATTGATGAAATATATGGAGTCGATATTAAAGATGATTATTTACAGTATGATTTAAACGGTAGAACCTCTTCTGGGAAAGACCACTACAATATGATTTTCCAGACCCATGAAGGGAAAAGTTCTGAGAATATGAGAGATGGACTCGCATTATGCTGGGAGATATACGACAAAAGCGCAGGGCTGATGTATGTGGTCTGTGATGGGCACAATGATTTTCTCAAGGAGCCAGCAGCTCCGCCTATTCAGTTAGAAACATTTTGGCCTATTTTCTCAATAACATTTAATGAGATAGAGCATAAAAATCAACTCTATCCTCCAAGTGATGTTAAATTGTTGAAGCCTATGCAAGCCGAGTATAACAGGGCAAGGCAGGGCTTGAGAGAACATAGACGAGCAAACAGACCTAAGTATGTTGCACCAGCCGGAATGCTGGAGGATGAAGATAAGGCTAAACTAAGGAATCCTGCTGCAAACGCACTTATTGAATTAAATGCTTTAACGTCTGGTCAAAAAGTTGATGATGTAATCCAACCTGTAAGACAAACAGGGATTGACCCTAATCTGTACGAAGTTAAGACTATATTTGATGATGTTCAGCTCGTAGTTGGTCAGCAAGAAGCAACCTGGGGGCAGATTTCAAAAGGAACTGCAACAGAAACTTCTATTGCCGAATCCTCCAGAATGTCTGCAATCGGAGCAAATATTGATGACCTGGACAGTTTTATGTCAGAGATTACAAGAGCAGCAGGTCAAATTCTGCTACTGGAAATGTCTCCAGAAGAAGTAAAAAAGATTGTCGGCCCTGGGGCATTTTGGCCTGAGTTGCAGGTGGAAGATATTTTGAATGAAATATATCTTGAGATCGAAGCTGGATCCACAGGTAAACCGAATAAATCAGCAGAGCTGCAAAACATAGAAAGAATTATTCCATTCCTTATTCAGATTCCTGGGATAGATCCTAAATTCTTAGCAAAAGAGTTGCTCAAAAGACTTGATGACAAAATGGATGTCAATGAAGCAATCGCAGATAATATCCCAAGTATTGTTGCCCAGAATATGGCACAAGGTGGGAAGCAAAACGTACAGCGAGGGGGCGAAGCTCCAGAATCGCAAGGCGGAAAAGGGGGCAATAACGCCCCTGCAAAAGTGGCAGGTCGAAGATTAGGCCCACCAAAATAATTAACCTTAACAAAAGGACGTAACATGGCTGAAGAGCTAATGGAACAGGACTCGTCCTCCGTTCCGGAAAATATAGAACAAGACGCTTCCCCTGCGGAAGAAACGGTAGAATCGTCAGATACCACAGAAGAAGTTCCTGAAGAGACTGAAATTTCTTTACTGGACGTTGTACAAGATGCAATGCCCAGCGAAGAGGAAGAAGTTCCAGAACCTGAAGAAACAACTTCTGAAGAGATTAAAGCTGAAACGGAAGTGGAAGAACCGATTATCGATAGTGATGATTGGTCGGATGTTCCGTTTAATAAACATCCTAGATTCAGGAAACTCATTGCCGAAAAAAATGAGCTAAAAAAACTCTCGGAGCAATACCAGGGGGATAGCCAGCAATACCAGAAGATTGCGGATTTTATAGGTGACAACAATCTTACTGCCGAAGATGCAGCAGAAGGATTCAGGATTATGGCTCAATTGAGGAATAATCCGGAAGAAGCCTACAATATACTCCAAGGTCATCTACGATCAGTTGGTGAATTAACTGGTAAAACACTCCCAGAGGACATCCAGGGAAAACTGGATGACGGCTACTTGGATGAAGATGCAGCGAAAGAGTTAAGTCAAGCTAGAGCTAGTTTGCAACGTGAACAATCTCTAAGAGAAGAAGCACAACGGCAAACGGAGTCTTTTAATAAACAGACTACAGAAGCAAAAGCTAACGCCCAATTACAACACTTGCAAAAAGTTGTAAAAGATTGGGAATCGGCTACTAAAAACTCTGACCCAGACTTTAATCTTAAACAAGATGAAATTAATGACCGTGTGGCGGCCCTGGTAAACGAAAGGGGCAGACCTGTCACTCAGGAACAAGTTTTGGGCATCGCTAATGCTGCATACCAGACTGTGAATGAAAGATACAAGTCTCGCATCCCTCAACGCCAGCCGATCCGCACTTCAACAGGTGGAAAACGAAGTGGGACTCCAACAGCGGAACCCAGAAGTTTACGAGAAGTAGTCTCGCAAACATTACAAGGGAATGCTGCGTAGTCCTACTGTAATTTAGGAGTACAAAATGGCACTAACACAAGCAGAAATCGACAACGTAGCAAACGCTGCACTCGATTATTATATAGACAAAGGGACTGTATATGCTCAGTCCTTACAGGATAAGCCTCTTATGGCGGCTATGGAAAAAACCGCAAAGACGTTCCCTGGAGGAAAATCGGATGTCTCTCTCGCAGTAAAGGGAGTTTATTCAACAACCGTAGCTGGGTATTCAGGGAATACAGCAGTTACATACCAAAAGCCTACTAACATCGAAAGGGTAACATACCCTTGGGCAGAACATCATGCAGGTATTTCCTGTACGTTTACGGAACTCAAGTCAGATGGGATCTCCGTTAGCGACTCTGCTATCGGTGAAAATACATCCAGCCATTCCGGAAGAGAAGCCACAATGCTGGCTAATATCCTGGAAGATAAGTTGGATGATATGATGGAAGGCTATAGCCGTGGAATGAATGATCTCATCTATGGAGATGGTTCAGTAGCTACCACTTTAAATGGTATCCAGTCATTTATCTATGACTCTCCTGGAGCTTCCGGTGTATTAGTTGGTGGATTAAATACCAACACAAATACCTGGTGGCAAAACCGAGCAAATGTTGCAATCAGTACAACGGCTACAGGCCAGGTGCTGATTGATTTGTTGCACAAGGAAATTCGCCAATTACGCAGATATGGGGGCAAGCCTTCTATCGCTGTATGTGGTTCAGACTTCCTTGACCAACTCGGAACTGAGTTGAAAAACAAAGGTAACTTTACTCAAACTGGCTGGTCTGGTTCAGGTAAGTCTACTGACATTTCAATGGGTGAAATCCATTATGGTGGGATCAAGTTTCAGTACGATCCTACTCTTGACGGTTTGACCATCTCTGGCAAAACGCCAAGTAAACGCTGTTACATAATTGACCCTTCCAAGTTGACTATTCATTATATGGATGGGGAGAAAATGAAGCGGCACTCTCCGGCTAGACCACACACCGAGTACGTTCTCTATAGAGCGATTACTACAACGGCTGTGCTTTGTGCTAGTCAGTTAAACTGCCATGGGGTATACGAAATAGCGTAAGCTCTGGCTTTAACAGGCAGCTCCTCCGGGGGCTGCCTTAACTCTAACGAAAAACAGATATGGAAAATAGGAATATCTATAAATCTTTAATCGCCCTGAACGGCAAATTAACACACGTTATATCTAAAGCAGGAATAACTGTGCCTGAACTTGCATTGTTAAGAAGTTTGCATGGCGATGGTTCTGTAACAGAAATTACATTGACAGGCAAAGAAAAATACGATTCTGATAGTGAGAGAGAACGGTTAGGCAAAACATATACGGATGAAAAAGTCCAAAATCTTTTCGGCATATATGGAGATTTGCCGATGGATATTAAAAAGTTAAAAATTAATGCCAATTGCTTGAAAAAGGGGGATCCAATTAATGTTCTTCCAAAATCGAAAGTATCTTCCGAAGAGGAATAAATATGGCTCGTAATACGACACTCCAAGTATTGCTAGATGATTTGAGGGCAGAGTCCGGTCATTCTGTCCAGGCGAACTTAGGGAAAGCAACAGAAAGTATGATGCTGACTCTATTAAACCGAGTGCAGAGAAGGCTATGGGAAGATTTTTCATGGCCTTTTCTCCATGTAAGTAAGGATATTTTGATGGCTGCCGGACAGCGATACTACGATGTTCCTTCAGACATGACCCTGGAAAGAATTGAATCCGCAGATTTTAAGTGGGGCAACCGCTGGGAAAAAGTCATTTATGGAATTGAAGCAGAGAATTATAACCAGCACGACTCGGATCAAGATATAAGATCCTGGCCTATTCAGAGATATGTAGCTCACGGAGATGTTGCAGGTCAGATTGAGGTTTGGCCTATCCCGGATGCCAACGGATCCGCAACTACCGGAGATGGGAGTTTACGCCTCAAAGGAGTAAAAAACTTAAATCCGCTTCTTGCGAAAACAGATACCGCTGACCTGGATGACCAGTTAATTGTACTTTTCGCTAGTAGCGAATTATTGGCGAGACAGAAATCTCCAGATGCCCAGATGAAAATGGGGCAAGCACAGTCTCATTATTCAAGAATAAAAGGTAGACTTTCAAAAGGAGAGCCAGTTGTGTTTGGTAATGAAGAGCCAGATATTTACAGACCAAGAGGCCCAATAGTAGTAGCGAGAACGTCATAATGGCTTATGTATTAATAGAAGATTTCAAAGGCGGAATTGATAAACGGAGGACTGTAGTAACGTCTGTACCTGGAACCTGTGTTGAGCTGACGAATGCTCACATAACCAGGGGCGGAGAAATTGAGAAAAGACGAGCTTTTAAAGAATGGGCGAGTTTACCGTCTGGAACGCATGGACTAGCAGCAGGAGGAGGTAGAGTCTTTGTTTTTGGTAGTGGGAGTACAGGTCTAGGTGACCTCACATTCCCGGCATCTTTGAGCTATGTGCGTTTCCAACATTCGGATCTAACTACAGAAATGACTGACATCCTTGGGCATGATTTTTTTGAAGGTAAGGTTTATGCTGCCGTTCAATTTGCAGATGGGAAAATTTATCATTATTGGGATGAATATACTGGGTCTGCTGTACCTGTAAACAGAATTGACGATTGGTATGAAGCTAGGGCAAGAACTTATTTCGACATAACAGGAGGTAACGAATCCTCTGAGACAGGTGGTAAAGCATACGCAGATATTACAGCGACTGGCGGATCCAACTTACCTGGGAATAATCTGAGGGCATTACGAGTAAATAACGTAGATATTATAGGATCTCCGGTTGCCCACACTGGATCTGCTTCATCAACGAAAACCGCAATAATTAGTGCTATTAATGCACACACCAGCACTCCTAATTATACTGCTACTAGCTCAACTGGTAACAGAGTAAAGATAGAAGCTACTGTGAGAGGTTCTGCCCCAAATGGATACAAAATAACCTGGGATATAGATGGGCAGTTTGGTTTGGAGCATTGGGATAGTATCGATGAATTGCATGGTGGCTATGATAACGAAATCTCTGTCCTTAAAGTAGACGGCAAGATGATTATTGAGGATCCAATACTCTGGGAAAAATCCAACGCATATACTGCTTCAAAAGTAAGAGATGAAATAAACAAAACTCGGACAGATCCAGAATGGTTTGCGACATCCGTAGACAGCTCTGCAAGAGTTAATATAATTGCTTATGAAAGAGGTGAAGGGCTAACACAATTACACCATAATCTGCAAGTTTTAATTATCCCAGAGGGTGATCTTACAATAAGCCCCAATCCAGCCGCCAATACCGTTGCTGCTGCTGGAAGTTCCACAACATCATATTCACCAGGGGGGTTCGTGAGGGCATTTGATAATAAGATGCACTCCCTATCAGACTCTCGCTGGCATTTTAGTAACCTGGCTATGCCGACAGATTGGAACAACACGGAAGGGACTAGCAGTACGCCAGACTATGCAGGGTTTGTTAATATGTCAAACCATTCCAGGGGGTCTGAAGAACTAATGGCGATTGCGCCTTATTTCCAGAATTTGGCGATTTTCGGTAAAGATGCAGTCCAGATCTGGTTTAACGATCCGGATCCAGCCGTTAGTTCAAGAGTCCAGATTTTAAATAACACAGGAACTGTTGCAGCTAAATCGGTTGTGGAAATTGGGGATTCAGACGTATTTTATTTGTCCAGGTCAGGTATTCGATCTTTAAAATCAAGAGACAGCTCAAATGCGGCTTTTGTTGGGGATATTGGGAATCCGATAGATGATCTAATAGTTGCTGATATTAACGTCAATGTTACCACTACCAAAAATGCTTGTGGAATTGTCGATCCGAGGGATGGCAGATATTTGCTAGCAATTGGGACTAGAGTTTATGTTTTTTCATATTTTCCAAGTTCTTCAATCACAGCCTGGTCGATCTACGAAACAGGATTTGATGATTCTATTACAGATTGGGCCTACGATGGAACCCAGGTTTTATGCAGGGCTGGAAATAAAATTTATAGCTTGGGTGGCGAATTGAACAATGAATATGACAGCTCAGTTGTAACAGTCCAGCTTCCGTTCCTTGACGTACAAAATCCTGCAACAGATAAAATGTGGACAGGGCTGGATGCAGTATGTTCTGGAGATTGGACAGTTTCAGTTGGTACGGATCCTACAGATATTTCAACCTACGAAACTGCGGCAACGATCAACAAACCAACTTACGGAATGGGGAGAGTTGGTCTTTCATCAACCTCATCACACCTTGCTCTTAGGATGACTAATAACTCTTCTGGAGCAGCATCTTTAGGCAATATTGCAGTACATTATGAGTTAATCAATTCAGGATAAGAGGAATTATGGGTGTATTTACAGGGACTCCGTTAGAGGGTACTTCATTAGATCCGGATACAAGTCATTCTATCTGGAATATTTCAAACTGGACAGGCGGATCCGGAGGAGGAGATGAAGGCCCATCCGAATATGAACAGGCAGCAGCAGCAGAGGCAGCTCTTAAAATTAAAAAGGATAAAGCAAGGGCTGATGTAAACGAAGCATTCTCTGGGTATGGCCTTGAAGATACAAATTCTCCATATTTCAAAAGAATAGCCAGGGACTACAGGGATTATGCTATGAATGCCCCTATCACTGGAATCCAGGATCAGAAGTCAAATGCAATGGCAGATTTAGTTGCACAATTGTCACGACAGGGGATGCTTGACAGCTCGACTATGGTTAATAGGGAAGCACTTGCTAAAAAACTATTTGCTAAAGCGCAAGTAGATGCTGCAAAAAAAGGCCGTGAGAAAGGGGAGGCTGTCAGAGAGACTTTAAGAGGCGCAAAAGGACAAGCCCTGGCAGACATCAATGCTTCTACAAATCCAGCTTCTGATGCAAATTTCGCAATAAATAATATATCAGCTCAATCGGATCCAGGGACGTTTGATCCAATGTTAGATGTTTTTTATGACCTGACTAAAGGGCTGGCCCTTCGGCAAGAAACAGAAAACCGGAGGAAGCAAAATGCTCAACTTGACCAGATGTATAGTAGTTTATCTGGGCCTGGGTCATCATCAATTGTAAAGGGTTAATATGGCAATACCATTTCCAAAGACATTACCAAAAAAAGGCAAAGGCAGGGTTGACAATACCCACCAGATTGCCCTGCTGACAGATTTTGAAGTTGCAGCATTAAATCATCTTAAAAATAAAGATAAAGAAAGGGGATTCCCCTCTGGAAGTGGCCCTGAAATAAGAGAATTGGCTGCTAAAAATAGCAGACCAATAGAGTTTGTTAATTACAGGGGTGAGAGAATACCTTCCTTGAATGATTTTAGTGAAGAGAGTGGTGGAGAAAAAAATGAAACGGCAGGGGAGTCAGAGGCAAGAGAGCAGACTAGCTCTGGTGGTGATTATGGGGGCAGTAATGATTGGGCATCTCGTGAGCGAAAAAGGAAAGAGAAAGAGAAAGCAGACCAGTTAGCCGCAGAGAAACTTTATCAAAAAGAGCAAAAAGAAAAGAAAGAGGCAGCGGAGAAAAGGCAAAAAGACTTAAAGGCGATTCAGGATTACATTGCAAAAATGGATGGAATGAATGCGGATTACCATGATGAATTTGAAGGGTACGATCCAGATAGTTATTTTAATAATTCCGAACCTAAAGGAGATCATGGAGATTCTGGCAAGGGAAGACCAGAACGTGAACCTGGTAGTTATGGAGGAGGGCGAGGAAGTGATACAAAATTAAATTATGGGCCGGATGAGGAACCAACCATTACCACTCCCCCAGATGATGATAATGATGATAAGTTATCCCATGAGGAATTTTTAGCACTGACAGAGCAATATGATCTCAAGCCAGAGTTTGAAGATGAGAAGGGGGAGATGCACTGGACTCAAGATGATGCAAATACCGCCAACAAAGGATACCTT